CGCAAATCTAATTACGACACGTAACCCACTTAATGCGAAGACTAGTTTCTGCCAAGAAGACAGAAAGGTCTTTGGTTATTGTGGTGTCGTCGTGACGAACGGTGTTACACTCTGTCCACTTTCAGAACGAAAGATCGTGCCGAGAAGACACGATAGTTCTTGAAATCCGTCTAAGGTGTTCTCACCTAAGCGTCCCGGTTGACCCCGTTAAAAGTCATCCCTCCGCTTAGCCGCGTCAAAAGCCATTCCCTTCAAGGGTTGTTTTCCGGTTGGCCCCGCTAAAAGCCGTTAAGATGCCAGTCTTATCTACCCTCAACCCCAATAGCGCCAATACGCGCCCCCCGCTGTTTTCAACATCAGCCAATCTCGAGCGATTGCTCATATCATATGCTCGAGATGTTCAGCAAGAGACTGGAGAACCAGTTCGCTTACCAACTGCATGTGCTGAACCAGGTTTCCTCGAAAGAGACGAAACCCCATTCATCGGAACTCAAATCACCGATATTGTAAATATTGTTAGCGATAAGTTACTACAATTTATATCCACTACTTTGTCCGTCCCTTTAGCATCACTTAAGATAGTTAGTGTATCATCTTTAAGCTTAGCTTTGATGGCTTTTGTCACCCAAGTAATAAACGCTTGTAAAAACCCAACTACCTTGTGTACGAAATGGGTACTTCCTATCATGTCTCTGATACAGGTAGGAACAAACATAGCCATGGTCGCCCTTTCATTCGGAATTGACGAATTCTCAGCAGAGAAATGTACAGAACAACTTACCGCATTGATCAATGCCTATACTACCGATGGTACCACTCTCGATGACTACGCAATGCAGAGAGTTGCACACCGCAATGCATGGGATCCCTCATACATTCTCCGGGTGTGCATTAACCTCCTCACCTACGCTATTTGCGTGGGGTGTAGGATAAGCGGTGTTGAAGTCCGTACTTTGAACGGAATACTGACGTTGCGAGAGAAAACCAAGACTCTTAGCAAAGATCTGAGAGAAATTGCCGCAGAGGTCTTGAAAGATCTCTTTGATTACGACGTTGATGTGTGTACATCAGTTACACTTGTCATGCAGGACTTGATTGCCAGAACTGGCGAAATGTCAAGAACACCCGAAATAGACTTCCTCGTAAATCCCACAAAAGCAGTTGCTTTAGAGTCTCTCCTTAAGGAGATCGAAACTCTCCAATCTGCTAAAATGTCAGAAGCTCAAGCACGAGCTTACGCCCAAGCTAAGACGCTTCTCAATAACCAATATCAAGCTCTAAACAAGACACATCTCACGATCAAATCACTTGGTCGTAACAATGAAAGACCTGTCACCGTTGGAATTGTTTTAAACGGAAGAGCCGGCATAGGCAAGAGTAATTTTGCCAAGTGGTTCATGCGCAAGATTGCCAAACTTATGGGCTACTCACCTGACATTTACAACCTCGAAATGGGCCCAAATGGCTCTTATGCCGAGATCTACAAGAGAGAATCTCTTGGAATATACAACGAATTCGGAAAAAGCCATGACAACACGAATGCTGTATATAACATCAACAGCATTATTTCAAACGATCCAGTCAATCTCGAAGCTGCAGAATGTGCCTTCAAAATTCAACCTTGTGTCCTCCGTTTGGTTATTCTTACGGTAAATCGACGAGACTTGGCCTTCCGCCATGAATTGGTAGAAGATGCAAATGTTGCCATGATCACTCGCATGATTGAAGTAGATGTCGAAGATGATTTCTTCGAAGGACGCGGTCAGCCCAACGCTCACCGTACCCCAGATTACTCCCATCTCAGACTTGTATGGAAGAAACTCGCCAATCCAATGCCTGAAAGACTTGATGATTGCAGAGACCGTGTAAGGATAAACTACAACGTAGAAGAATTCACAAAGTTGATTATCCAGAAACTTTGCTCAAACGAAGTTCAGTACCTCTCTGAACAGATTGAAACTTGTGAAGCAGGTAATTCGATCTTAGAAAGCATGAGAGCTCGTAGAGATCAATTAATTGCCCTCTCAGAACAGAATGTTCCACGACCCAACAGTAACAACACCTCATTCTTTGTAGCGAGATGGCAAGGCCCGAAAGGTTTTGGAAAGACTTCGCAATCGAAGACTTTTATAAGGACAATGAAATCAGCTTTTAAGCTTGACACATACCACTTACAAGACACTGGGTTTGCAGTTGTGCCCAAAGTGACGAAACCTTCTATCTTCGTCATAGATGATATACCGATCACACCAGAAAACGCGATCAATTATCATGCCTGGATCAACACTATACCGACTAATTCAATAGTGCTCATCATTACGAATACAGTTGTTCCACCCGAACCTATTACTCGCTTTTCACAGCGTCATGTTGCTACATGTATGGGAGAACCCCTCTCATGGAATACCACAACAGTTTCTGATTTGCTCAGTGCTGCCCGGAAGATGGTTCAAACTCCAGTTGTCTCTGCTTTCCACCTCGACAACTATCCTAAAATCAGGAAGGTGTTAGATGTAGCTCCAGGCTTGGCAAGAAGACTCGGATTCGCTGGCCTACAACTTGTAGACAACGAATATTACGATCCCCCACCTCACTCTGGAATCTGTCTTACAGTAGGCAAACAAGATTACATTAATCTTGCGTCTGCTGGTGCAATAGATCTTGCATTCGAGACTGGGAAAGCCTACATTGACTACATGCGATCAACTGACGAGTTCTTAATACTCAATCAAGAACCTCCCGTTACCGATTATGACATATGGATCGAAGTGAGAGATTTCTCCTTATTCAAACAGAAAGCTTCCAACGAGCGAGGTTATGTTGACATGTATACTCACAGAGATGACCCAGCTGGTCAAATACATATCCATCCCCAATCAATTCAAAGACTCATTTCTTGTACTGATGTTTCAACATGGGTCATTCCTGACATCGGAGAAGAATCGCAGATGCTTCAAGTATCTCTGCGATATATCTACCGATTGAATAACGCATTTCCAGGAGTTACACTAAAGATTACGTGTGGTGGAAGAGCTGTCGTATTTCACAATAACATTGTCTATGATACAGCAGTTATACTGGAAGACGACATCACTGTTAGAGATTCCATGCTCTACTTCCAGCATATCCCTATTCCTCCCACAGCGATTGCTAGGATAAAAGTCACTGGTATCCGGTCAGGTCGACCTCTTGAAATCCCCGAATTGTCACCAGCACAGATCATTACTGTTCTAAAATACATAGAGTCCCACAAATTTGACGAAAATATGTATATGTACAATACAGCTCTGGAACTCCTTGAAGCCAATCTGTCAAAGGCAGAACAATTTACCAACTCTAAGTGTTGGCTATGGCTTTGTACAGATTCCGTTGTGAGAAACATCCTTTTTGGGTGTCTCACAGGTATTACTGTACTTGGAGCTGCATATGGCATATACAAATTGTGTGCCACAAATGTAGGAGAAGAAGAAGAACAAGATCCCGATCATGTCCCTCAGCCAAATACGTTCCCTGAAGACCGTGAGGCTCACCGGAGGACGCGAGACAACAGGGAAAAAGCTCGAAGAGCCGACCCTATTGTCTACAATTGGCGCAGACCGAACAATACAGAAGCCAAAGTTCCAACTAGGCTTATCAACCCAGAAACTGCATCAAAAGATGACCTCCAAGCCTTTGTCAAGCGAATGGTGAAACCTACAAAGAATATGGTTCACAGCGAACTTCATGTGTCGAAGAATCCGCATTTGGCAGCAGTTATTAACAAACTGCGCAAAAATGTTTGTAGAGTTTCCACTCTAAATGGCATTTGTCACGGTCTTGTGATTTGTAACAGATTTGTTCTCACAGTTAAGCACACGATACATAACTGTGACAACATAGCTGTTATATGGTCACCTAGTACAAGCTTAGAAGACAAACTCTATCCAGCAAAAGTGGTAGCTACTGACCACTCGCGAGACATCGCGATACTTGAAATTGAAGATCTCACTTTCCCGGAAGGTGCTAACATCTTGTCGTACATCGTCAGAAGTGATCTTATGGACACGTGGCGCTCAGATGCCATATATGTTCGACCTTTGGAAACAACAGAAATTGTTTATGGCCAAGCTTATCACAGTGACAAATACCGGGTCCCTCTTGGTTCATCCAACGACCCGTCATGGCGCCCCACGATGTACTACGACTTCACACCGATACACCTAGGAATAGGTGCTAATCAAGTGCGAAAGGGAGACTGCGGTCTTCCATTGATACAATGTATAGAGGGAAATTATTTCATAATAGGCATCAATTGTGCCGTTTCACTTATCGGAGAAGCCAATTTTTCCATGATCTCAACTGAAATCCTCACCAAATTGACTCTCCTAAAACCAATTAAGAATGCTCTCGGACCAGAGGATCTTGCGACTGAATCCTTCAAACTCCTTCCCATAAGAGCTAATATTCCAAACTACAACCAGTTTTTGGAAGAGATTCAAGATGCTACCAAATATGACAACGTTCCCGAAATTGACACACTTGGATATGCTAAACCATTCCATTTGATCAGTAATCCGAAACACTCGAGAGTCCTCGTAGTTCCACCTGAATGCCCAGTCAAGACCACTTCGGGTCAATCATGGCTCAAAGATTCCAGTATTCCTGACACCATAGGGGATAAGATGTACAAAGATGTCTCTGGAAAACCCAGTTTACATCTCACACAAGCCATAAAGAACTTCAAAAGGCTTCCGTTTCTCCTTGATCCACAAGAATTTGAGGAAAATGCTCACATCACGGCTCAGTACGTAGCTCAGCATCTTGGTACAAACCACAGCTTGCTTCGTACTCATGAAGTCATTAATGGTATACTTGGGGAACCTCTCAAGAACATGCCATTGGCCACAAGTGCTGGTCCGTACATGAAGATCAAATACAAGATCCAAGATAAACGTGCTTTGTTTGACATTAATAGTAAGCCAGGAGCTCCTGTGACTTACGGATTTGCACGCACTCCAGCAGGCAAAGAACTCGCTGAAGATTACTATGCAGGAATTCACAGTATAGAGAATGGAGAGGCCCCCGTATTCATGATCAAAGACAATCTTAAAGTCGAACTCCTTCCTGAGGAGAAGATTCTGGCAGGAGAGTCAAGGCTCTTCTGTGAGTGTGATCTTGTTACAAACATGTGGCTCAGAAGATACACAGGCAGCATGACCAGTGCTATGGTTGAAAACCATCCTTGGCTTGGAATTGCTACTGGTATGAATCCTTACCTCTTTCCGACTTTCACTCACAAACATACACCAAGCAGATACACTGTTATCTGTTCAGATCTGAAGAGAATGGATAAAACGCTCCATCCATCTTTTAACTGGCTGTACATTCTTTGTGTTCGTGAGTGTTCCAGAGATACTGTTGCCTACCATTGTGACGGCATATGGAATGCACTAACTGTAATGCTTTCCACTACCCTTCACTTCAACAATGGGATTCTCTATCAAGTCACCGGAGGCAACCCATCAGGGTTGTTTGGCACAAGCCAACTCAACTCCATTGCTGTTCTCTTTGTGATAATAAAAGAATACCGACGAGTCACTCTTAATCTGGGACTCCGCACGTTTTCACGTGTGCAATTTGATACGGATGTTAAGAAAGAGATCTTAGGCGATGACTTGCGTCTTCGCACAAATCCAGAACTTGGAATCACATATGACACCATATTTGAGGCCTTCACCGAATGTGGCTTGCAATGTGTGCCATCAAAAACACCTGGTGGTGAACTTGGTGACTTTTGTTCCCGAGCTTACCACTGGAGTGAAGAGCATCAAGTAATCTTTCCCAGATTAAAGAAGAACACAATAGTAGATCTTGTACTCTGGATACGACTTGATGACAAAGAAACCATGGTTGCCAATTTTAAAATGGCATGTATGGAGTCATCTTTCTGGGAAGAATCTTTCTTTAAAGACATCAACAAAGCTGTACAACTACAACTTGAGACATTCAGAATCAAAGATTTTCCTTTCTTTAACTACCACGATCACAGAACACACTTTGCCCGTTATGTAAGAGGTGAAGAATCAAAACCTACGTTGACGGACGTAGGACCGAACTTTGTTATTGACAAATTGTATGAAGATAACGCTATTATTCGTTCAATGGATTACGTTGGAGCTCTCTTAGCCCTCTACGCTCAAAACCATGAAGAATTTGACGGTACTACAACTACCACCCGCGATTCAAACACTAATGAGTGGAAGTACACCCTGTCAATTAGGGGAGATACTTTTACTGGATCAGCTCTTAAGAAGAGCGCCGCAAAGAACGAAGCATACAGACAAGCATTTGAGTCTGAGAATGCAAAGCGTGCTCAACCAAATTCCGGTCATACGGGACCTTGGCACAAGCACTCCCTACGCTATAGAACAGAGCCTTCGAGCCATGGCGTACACCGAGTACTCGCTTGCTATATCGACGACCGCCGTGTGTGTGAACTGCGAAAGCGACCAGACGACATAGATGAGGACACTCCTGAAGAGTGTATTTCGACTCTTGTTGAACAACACATTCAGCAACTGCGCCGCTCCGCAGATAGGATGCCTGATTTTCTAGAGTATGATCCCGATTACGCCACTTCCTCAGATGACGACTCTGTCTATCTTACATTTCCGTGGCATCGCCATCAATGTAAGAGATGCGGAAGTGCCTACAAGCACTTGCACCATTACCGGTACAAGGACCACGCGCAGTTCCCTGACCAATGTCCCAACGTGATGTGCGATTGGTACCACCAAGGCAACAATCCCACACAATCTCAAGAAATTGAGTAGATCCCCATCTTTTGTTTATCTTTAGCGCTGATTTGCGGAAAATGTTTAACATCTAACGACTGCGATTTGTTAAAGCCTTCTCAACATGTCTGGAAGAAATCCTGACTTAGCCGAGAACCCTCAGGGACCTGTTGTCCCCTCTTCAATTTCCAATCAAGGTGGAATGGCTCCTCAAGCCACCTCCACCATTGGATTGCCTGCTCCTCCGCCGCAAAATGTTACAGCAACTGGAAATGCTTCTGCAACTACAGTTCTTAACCCATTCGGACCGCGCAATGACCTCTTACAAGGAGGTATCGTTATGGATCTGCCTGCCATTTGTTACTCCCAGTTCATTCAAATTCCAAATCAACTTGAAGTATCAGATGACACAGTTCCGTGGACCATAATAGCGCAGTTGCCTTATGACCCGACTTCTGAGTATATGAATGCCTATTGTCGCGCCTATGCTCTTCAGCATGAGCGCTACAACGGGGATATCATGTACCAAGTTGAGGTTATTGGTAACGCATCCTATTCTGGAACATTGATTGTGGCCTGGGTACCAGAAAAGTTGAATACTACAATAGCTAATCCTGCCGATTTACAAACCTATTCGTATAAAACTATGTCTGTCACTCTACCATCTGTTGAGCAATTTGTTCTTAAAGACGCCCGACAACGCGACTACTACAGAACTCACAATGAAGATCTTACCCAGAGACCGCATCTAGTTATTGCTGTTCACACTTCAATCGTGAGTCCTCTGCGTACTGGTATTACCGTACGCTTGAGGATTGCAACTAGATTTGCATCGAAACTTGACTGTGCTCTTTATGGTGCCCAACCATTCTTTCTGAGTAAGCCCATACCTCTGGCACTTGGACCTTCACCATCGTCCAGCGTCTATAACGGACGTGCTCTTGGAGACATATTTCCACATATGTATCTTCAGGGGGCGGATTACCGTATGTGTGTGGACGGAACGTCTACTGCTGGAGCTGCGGGCCACTCATTAAAACCTGGTAGGCACTTTAGAACATTCAAAGTTAACTACCCAACAATTGGAGCCATAGCCGACGATTCTCAGAGCGCTGTCCTTTGCAGGGATGGTGCAATTGTCTTCTATGTCGCAGACTATCCAGTTAAAGGTCTCAATCAAGTTCTGTTAGACATAAACTTCAAGTTTACCGATAACAATGCTCAACAGATAGTCGACTATATCTCAGATGCGAATTCTATCGTTAATCCACAAGTATCACACATTCAAAAAGCTGAATTACAGTGGGCAGATGGGAAAATACTTGCTCAACTCGACATCCTCAATGGATTTGGAAGAGCCACTGTTTGGGTATATCAAGGAGCTAGCGATCAAACATCCATTAAACTGCCTCAAGACGATGAGGGGTATTACACCCTTCCTTATTCTGCAGTTATTGGTGTTGTAAACTCCAATCCAATTAGTGTTAGTGGGCTGCCTTTAAACTGGCGCCACCTCACTATAAGTTCCGAACCCGTTACAACAGTCCCAGCCACCGAAGTTGTTCCCACTGCTTACGATGATTCCATTATCCAACGCCTCATATCTCAAGAAGCTGAGAAAGTTTCTGCTGATGCCATCCTCCAATTCGATCTTGAGGATCCTGAAAGCAGGCAAAGAGTTGCAACAATCCGTTGGTCTATTGACAGGTACTCCCTGGTTATAGCCACGACTGATATGCCACGATATGCTCTATATCCATCTGACATTCGCAACTTAATTGTTGGAAACTGGACTTCCGTCCCGAAAGCATCTGGATTCCCGAACACGCCAATTTCTCAGTGGGCGAGTCGGTCACCTGCCTCTACAACTTTGAGGGGGTTCCATGTACCGAACGCTGCACTATTGGGTGAACTCGGGGAAGCTTTTGCTTCCGAAGCTGAAGCCACAACCGCATTAAGTGAGACGTCATCAGAGCTGTCCTTCATTGGTGAAGGAGAACAACTCACTACGCCTCATCCCGAAGACATGCAAACTCTTCGATCGGTTTTTCCGACAGCCCTTCCTCAAGACAGGTTGCCATTGATGCAATGAACAGATTTCCTCATCCTTCTGCCTTCGGCACCTTAGGTGGCGATGACTCAATGATGATAGAATCTGCTCGCACTTGGCAATGGGGAACTGGGCGACCAATATATCGGACGACCACAAGCTCAGCACAAACTGGACCTCGATTTGACACTGGTGTTTCAACACAAACCGGACCTCGTTTTGAAAACGATAAATCTGTTCAAGTCAATAGTCCAATGCCGTTCTCTTATGGAAATTACATTCTGCAGCAAGCAAATCAAATTAACGTTCCTATGTCACCATATGAGCGTTATATTGCGAACAACTCGCCAATGTCTCATCTCCGTATCCCTAACATGGGACAAGCCATTTCAAGTGGCCTTAACATCGCGGAAAATGAGCATATGTACGGACGCACAGCAGAATTTCAGGCGGCACAAAATGCAAAGGATAGATCACAAGCCATGCAAATGCAACGAAACACATTTGATCAGCAAGCAGCAATGCAAGCGTCTCAGCAAATCTACGGGCGCAACATGGCTGCAACACAATTTGGCTATGACTCTTCTTTGCAACAAAACCAATTCCGAAATGAACAACAAATGCAACAAAATCAATTCGGACAAGATAGATGGTTACAATCTTCTTCCCAACAATTCCAACAAGGAATGGCTGGTATCAACTACGGATATCAATCCCAGTTACAACATCAGTCTATTCTTGGAAACCTAGCCAACACTGCTACTGGTGGAATCTTCGGAATCGCTTCCGAAGGTGTCCATGAATTGGGAGAGTATATCAACCAGAAATCAAATCAAAATTTTCAGGAGAAAATGAATCCAATCGTTTTCAACCAGAACAAACAATTGCAATCTGCCCAAATTACCGGCAATTTAGAAAATACCGGCATCCAAATGCTAGGCAATGTCGCAGTCTCTGCACTGTCGAACGCTGCTAGTATTTGGATGAATCATTCCAATAATGAATTTGAGCAGGCTCAACAAACTCGCAACTTTAACAATACTATCTACGCAAACGGACAATCCGCTCAAGCGCTTAAAATAGCAAATTAGTTATAAATACCGAATTCGACATTCCCGATTTTGACATTTCTTATATTATTATCATTAAGCTTTAGTCATTAGTGTGTAGGCATGCTTCTCGTGAGAAACCTCAGGAA